CCATGGATAGTTGTTGTGCGGCCATCTGTTGAGCCTGTACCTTAGCGGCGACGTCTTCTTCGGGCATTAGAATCCGATTGGGGAGACCCAGACCGCGAACAAGCTCTTCCATAAGTTGGCGTGTATCGATATTCGGGTCTTGTAGCAGCACGGGTAGCAGCTGCATGAGAGTCTCGGAAACGACTGCCGGGTTGTTCTGCATCGGGCTGTAGCTGACCATTTCGAACTCGACGTCTACATCAGCGATAGTCTGAAGGCTGACCTCTTGCCACTTACGGCTCCCGGTGACCTTGATCATCTTCTCGCCGCGCATATACTTCTGTGTCAGGTAGAAGCACTTAGAAGCGACATCTTCCAAAGCGTCGTTGACGTGACCCTCTCGCGTAGCCAGTCGGTTCTTCATCTGAGCGTCGATGATCGCCATTTCTGTGGCTGTACGAGCGCCGACAACTTGACCACGAGCGGCTTCGGCCAACGCACTGATAAACGCTGCGTCGTCTTCCTGTCGGGCGATAAACTCTTTCACGGCAGCAGGGTTCTGAGGCATCGGCATGTCGTAGAATAGCGAGCCCAAGGTTCGAAGAGCTTCGGCATTCTGAGGCGCAATACCTACGAATGACCCAGCAGATGCTTCGACTGCCTTGTTGAGGTCTTCCTCACTGATACGCCCGGAATCATAAATGATACGGGGGATCATCAGATAAGCGATACGCTTCATGTGCGTCAGTAGATCATTTACAGTCTCTTGCTGATTCAGCACCAGCTGGACCTCAGACAGCCCCAGACAGTCTACCCCTGACTGGTTCAGACTGAACATGGAATAGGGGACGTAGTCGATGTCGTCTTCGAACACCACAGCGTCAAGTTGACGCACATAGTGCTGGACCTTGTTCGTCTCCAGATCGTAGTATTCGTAGACCGTGACCCATTCGAATGCATCACGAACTGTGTCGGAGGCACTCTTCTGTCGGTCACCCAGAATCCACTTCGGATACCGATCAGGCTGAATGTCTTCCATGTTTGCCTGATACTTACCGGATTCTACCCGGGCCTTGAACTCCGCGAAGGGGAGGACCGTAGCTTCGATCCAGTATCGAATATCATCTACGTCTCTGACCGTAAGGTCGAAGAAGATCGTCGCAGGGTCGCAGACTTTAATGACGGGGCGATCTGCTTGCGTGTCCCAGCCTGTCTTGAAGATACCCCTCTTACACAGGACAGCGTCGATCAGTGATGTAGCCGCGCGTCGTCGCATGCGGTTACTTCGGAACACGTACTCCATCAACCCGTTGATAGACGGCACAGCTTCTTGGCTACGCTTACTACGAGGTTGCGCGGCAACTTGAGGGTTAGGACCGAGCAACGCACTGATTGCAGTGTCTGCGATTGCGTAGATTAGATTCTTGCTACAGAGGTGGAGGTTGCTGGACTTATCGACCTCTCCGCCCTTGTTGACCCAGAAGTCTCCCCGGTAGTACCTACGAGCTTTGTCGAAGTTTTCCTTCTCGTGCTTCTCGTAGAACCGCTTGTGCCGGTCAATCAGTTTGGACAGTTCTGGCATCTTGACCTCTGCGTCGTTTCAATTGTTCCTTATATTCCTCTTCAAGCTCAAGCAACCGCTGAGTTTGGGCTGGGCGGCGACGCTCTTCAGGTATTAAGAGTAGCTGGGAAAGCTCGATCTTCATGCTCAGAGGGAACATCTTAGGCGGACTCTTGCTTGAGTCGATCCATTTCCTGCTTACGGAGATCTTGAATCTTCTTCGCGTATTCCTTTACGTCGGGCCGAAGATTGGTTGCAGGATTCTCTGGAATAGTTGCTGGTGCAGCGGCCTTGCGGCGGGTCTTTTTTGCCATGATTACATCCAATGTCGAGGTGGGGGTCGGAAGACACTTTTCGCGTCGTCTTTGAGTTTCTTCTTGTGTCGATCCAGATCGGCTACTGTAAGCTGGCCCGGCGTACGTTCTTGCGGCACCTCGATATTAGCGCGTGTGAAGTGCCGGCGCGAGAGGATATCTGCCGCCATAACGGCTGTTCGCGCGCGGTCGAAGTGATGCGTTGTACCGTCGAGTCCTTGAGTACGCCTCTTACGGCTACCGTCGTAGTTTACGAGTTGGTGCAGGAGACCTCGACTAAAGAGTTCGATGTCTCCATCTCGGAGCATCTGCACTAATCGAGCCTCTGCTTCTTGTAGTCGCTTAGCGGTCGCGTACCAGCCTGGGTGGTTACGGTTCGTCCACAGTAGATTTTTCGTGTTGTCGTCTTTAAGCACAGCGATACACGCCATGGCATTCGACTCAACTGCGAGGAGCGCGTCGTTATAATAAGACTGGATAGCTTTAAGTCTCTGCGCGAAACGTCCCGGGTCTTCTCGATCCTCCCAGAAGGCAACCTCTTTACGCTCCAGCGCATCCCATACGGTCAGCGCGCTCTTATCCCCGCCTCCACCGAATCCTGCGGGGTCTGCCGTGATGAGGTACTTCGCGTTTGGTCGAGGCTTGGTAATGACGCAGCAGCCGATAGAACTGATTGGAGGGTCGGGTATGGCCGCAGCTAAGGCAGGTTTCAGAACCTCGACAGGCATGATTGGTGCGAGGCTACCCAACCAACCATCGTAGGGATCAGACGGATACTTGGCGCAGAACAACCGATCGTCTCCGACGAACTCCGTATTGAGAGCCGATCGACGGAACGCCATGTTGTCGTCATCCATGCCCTCGTGTCGCGCCTTATAGGCTTTCTCGGCTTCAGTGAGAGTGATGTTGGAGTTGGGGATACGACAGCTAACATCGTCCCACCAGTCCAAGAATAGAGGATGGAATCGACTCTTGCCTTCCAGGGCAGACTGCCACATCTGCTCATGGTGTGAGCCAGCACGCCCAGGCGTCGATTCTAATATGACGCGGGCATTGGGTCGCTTATTGACCGTAGGGAAGATGTTGATTGCAGCCTTCTTCTGCCACTGGGCTTCACCGAACTCTGTAATGACCAGACGGTCGATCGAACGACCAATAGCGGGGGAACGTCCACCGGCAGTCAGAATCTTGATTCCTCCGCCGTGAGCGAAGTGCATCTGTGTCGTACCAGCCTTACGTCCTTTGGCTAAAGGCATACGCACGTCTTCGGGTAGCCGATGATAGGCGAACAGGATTCGTTCGAAGATGTCTTCGGCGGTATCCTGACGTTCTGCGATGAGTAGACCCTTTACACCGCTCAGGTACATACAGTCACGCAGCAAGAGCATGACAGAGATCGTCGTGATCTTCGCCTGACGGAACTTATTAACAAGCACCCAGCGGTTATCGTGTACGGCTTTTAAGAGTTTCCGCTGTGTCTTGGTGGGGTTCAGGTAGCCGATACTCTCGTCTTCTCTGAGGATCTGACACATCGACACAAAGGCTTCGGGAGTAGAGAACAGAGCCTGTATCTTGCTCATGTTCAACCCAGGGGCAGTCGCAAGGTTGGACCCCTTAGGTAATGCAGATGACGTAATAGGCACGAAGTTCCTCCTGCGGTTATGCTATCATGACACCGTATCTACAGCGAGAAGTCATGAGTATTGGACCTGACATTGCCGCAGTGACACGTCCTGCGTTGAAGGCAGCGAAAGAGCCGTCCGACGTCGAGAAGCAGCGCAGGCAGAAACTGGCTCA